ATGACGCAAACGGCACTAAAAAAATTAAGAAAAAAACTTCCTAAAAAAGGAAGTGCAACGATCTCCGAAAAAACAGGTTTTTCGCTTACACATGTAAACATGGTTTTGGCTGGTACCAGAAATAATCAAACCATTATTGATTGTGCAATTGAAGTTGCTGCCGACTACCAAACAGAACTTGAAGAAACCGAAAAAACCATTAAAGCATTATGAAACTCCCTGAGAATCTAAACAATATCAATAAAGAATTTATTGGTATCGATGGCGAACTTTATCGTGTAAAAGTTGAATTAGTACATTTCAATGAGTTCGAGGCAAAAACAAAATATCAACTTCAATCATTATTAGATGAGGATTTACTTGCTCAAGTTTCGCTCGATCAACTTCAAATATTTGATGAAGAAAAAAGAGTTCACAAATTTGGATTATGTCGTTTTGGAGGTTACGACGATAAGGCCGACATAACTTCAAACTGTCATAACCACGAATATTACGATTGTGGAGAAAGAGGCAAATGTATAGTAGAAGGTAAACTTTGTAAGCATGTACAAGCCACCAACGGTTATCTCACTCCGCGCGAAATTGATGTAATAAAACTTATTGCATCCGACCTTGCCGACAAACAAATTGCTGACCAATTAAATATTAGTGTTAATACTGCCAACCAACACCGGGTTAATATTCAGAAAAAAATAGGTGCATCGAGCAAAGTAGGTATTTGCCGTTTTGCCGTTGAAAAACGGATTATTTAATAGAAAATAGTTCCCCAACTATATGAAGTTTAAAAAAGAAATAGCAGTTCTCACAGCGATTTAAAATAGGCTGAAAACAAGGTTTTTTACTATCTCTTTCCTTGTTTATTTAATAAACTAAAAAAAATGGAAACTTTAAATTACTTACCACAAATTATAATGAATATCATTCATTTTCTTATTACTGCAGCAGTAATCATTTGTTCAATTTCCGGCTTAATAATGTTCTTCTGGATCCTCCTTTGGAAACAAAGAGACTACACCTACCAAAAAACCGCTAAAAGTGGCACTCCTTGCCGCTATTGGGACCATGAAATTCTATGTAAAGGTAGAATTGAAAGCATAAATAATGGAATGGCAACAATTAAAGATTTCCTAACTGCCGAAATTACTGAACGTCCATTCTCCGAAACTGAAGCCTTATGATTATTAAAAAAAAACGAAAACTCGAGTTGCTAAAAATATTTATCGAAAATGGTTTAGAAAAACTAAACCAGGAACACGATAGTTTATTCGATCTTCCGGAAGATCCGGAGAATAAACTTGAAGAAAACAACCTAAACATAAAAGCAACTGAGGAACTTCTTACCTCAGTAAATCGGAATTTATAAATAAAAAAACTAAAACAATGACTGAAATTAAGCCAACACTTTACAAAAACAATGAAAAGGTACAACGATGTGTCGACCTTATGCTTAAACGCAAATTAGCAGCCGAAAAGCAAGAAGAAAAACTCCAGCAAAAACTTCGTAAAAAACAACTTAAAAAATTAGCCAAAGAAATGAGAAACCAAAAAACCAGCAAATCGATAAGTAAAGCCGCTATTTTGGAACGTAAAGAACGTAGATATTTGAAAAAACAAGCAATTGCAATTGCTTCTTCTCCCGATTTAAGCCAAATGCAAGCCGTAAGAATTGATGCCAAAACAGTAATTTTTGTTACTGTAGGTACTGATCCAGAAACAGCACGCAAAAATCATATTTCAAAACATTTAACCCAGGCAATATGAACAAGTCTAATTTAATAGCCGACAATGGCAAGATCCGCCAGTTTATCGAAACATTAACTACTGAGGAATTGGTTGCACTTTATAAAAACGTAACTACTCCTGAGTTTGTTGGACTTATTTCGGGCGAATTGAAAAAGAATATTACACCTGCCGATGTAGCTCAACCAGATTCAATAATGGTAACAAATACAATTGCATTTGTAAAGTTGTGGAAACTTACAAACTCACCAACCTTCCTGGTTGGAATTTCTGATCTTCTAAAAAAAGAAGTATCGGAAGAATTATTTGAAACAATGGACCAAATAACACACGGATAATTTTTCATAAAATTTAATTATAAAATAATTTAAAACATAAAAAAAATGAAAGCGAAAATATTTACAGGAGCACCACGAACAGGAAAAACAAGGGTTGCTAACATGATTTCAGAACATATTGGGAAAGAAAAAACCTTTTGGGTCACAGCAAAAAATATTAAAGGTCGTGTTAATGGAAGACCATTTTTATTTGAAGGAATAACTGACAAAACTGAACTAATAATATTTGATGATTGTCCAATTAATTTTGATTTCTCATGTTTCTTTCCTGTAGAAGATAATACTCCTTATGGTGGAGATTTAAAGTTCAGATTAACGGTTAAAGAGCCTAAAAAGAAAATACGAGAAATTCTAATTCCACAAATAATTTTTACAACTGAAAAATTAGATCCAAAGTGGAAAGATTCTGGAGCATCGTTTAATGGAAGATTTGATATTGTAGAATTCCCATTATCTAAATAATAGCCTTAATGTTTAACCAGGAACAATACATAATTGTAAAAGAATATTTCGAACTGCAGGAATACTCATGCATCGAAATTGCAAGGGTTCTCGACATGAATCATTCAACTGTTGTTATGTATTTCGGTAGGTATTTAATGGAAACTAATAACTAAACCAATGAAAAAGCAATTCTGGACAGATAATGAAATTGAATATTTGAAACTTAATTATTCAAATAATAGAACCGATAAAATTGCCAATATTTTAGGTAGAACAATTTATCAAGTTTACAATAAAGTTCATTCGCTTAAACTAAAAAAGTCTGCTGAATTCTTAGCCAGTCCTGAATCTGGAATTTTCATAAAAGGAAGTACAACCGGAAAAGAACATCGATTTAAAAAAGGCATTGTTCCTCATAACAAAGGGAAAAAGATGTCTCCAGAACTTTACGAGAAAGTCTCCAAAACATTTTTCAAAAAAGGACATAAGCCCCACAATACAAAATTTGATGGTGCTATTACAATACGAAACCATAAACGAAGTGGAATTCCTTATAAATGCATTCGTGTTGAAGAAAGTAAATGGGAATTTTTACATAGGCTAAATTGGGAAAAAACAAATGGACCAATTCCCAAGGGTTTTAATGTTGTTTTCAAAGATGGCAATACAATGAATTGTGAATTATCAAATTTAGAATTACTAAGCGATTCTGAATTGCTAAGTAGGAATACACTACACCAATACCCTAAAGATTTACAAGAAGTAATAAAATTAAATAATAAACTAAAAAATCAAATCAATGGCTGACACTAGTTTACACGCCTTACGCGGGCATTTATTCGATGTAATCGAACGATTAAAAGATAGTTCCGATCCTGAATGCGATCCAAAAGATTCAATTGATATTCCAACAGCGAAAGCAATTAATCAAACTGCACAATCAATTATTAATTCGGCAAAAGTTGAAGTAGATGCTTTGAAATTAGTTGGTGCTGAAGGTGAAATATCCGGAATGACTAGTAGTGGTATTCTTAAGTTGAAAGAATAATGGATCCCATCACCAAGCGACGCTACAATCTCACTTACAAGGCCCACAAAAAGGGCATTAAGATAAATGGAAGAAAACGCCGTATTACTATCTACTTCGACGAAATTCCTAAACTAATAAAATGCCAACAGGCTTGTGAGTTAATTACTCACCACGATTTTAAAACTACTGAAAATAGACAATTAAAAATGAGACTATGATAAAAGAAGATCTAATTAAAAAAATTCAAGAAACAGTACCAGAAGGCGCTGAAGTAGTATTATTCGATCATCGTAAAAATTTAGATGATGATATTGGCGATGGGTCTAGTGAAGGTATCTACAAAGATTTTGAAATAGTATGCTACACTCCCCAAGAAATTAAAGATGGGTGTATTCCTTTCTCCGCAATTATTTTTGAAAACGAAGATTATCCGGAATAAACCATGCCACTAAAAATAAACTTCTCATACAACTGGAACAACAAACTTAATTGTGATGCTTTTACAACATTAAGGCTTCGCGACGATAGTAAATATTTTGCCGGTGCTCAAGGAGAAGCTTATTTAAAAAATGAACTTGTTTCGGCTGTTATGATAGTGGCAATTAAACATTTTACAATTGATAAAATTAACGAACATATTGCAAGGGTAGATACCGGTTACCCCCGCGAAAAGGCAATTGCAATAATTAAAACAATGTACAAAAACCGAAATCTAAACTGGGAAACCCAACGCCTGAGTTTTATAATGCTTATAAAAATTAAACAATAATATGATTCCAGAGAACACAGTAAAAGAGATATTGGCAGCCGCCAAAGTTGAAGATGTAGCAGCCGATTTATTCGAATTAAAAAAGTCGGGTAAAAGTTTCTACACCACTTGTCCCGCATGTAATAAAGAAGGCAAAGGCAAAGGCTTAATTATTACTCCATCGAAAGGTATTTACAAATGTTTTTCGTGTGATTATGGTGGTAAATCAGCAGTTAATTTGCTAATGGAACAAAAGAACCTTAACTACCCGGAAGCCCTTAAGGAACTTGCCGATAAATACAAAATACTTATTGTTGAGGAAGAAGAAAAAAAAGGTCCACAAAAACGTAAATCGAAAAAAATACAAACATTTTGCGATCGTCAGTTGGCCAGTTCCGGATTAACTAAAAAAGATATTACTGCCACTGTTTTTGTTGACGATAAAACCGACAAGAAAGTAGAAGTTTACGAAGCTGCCACCCGTAATCAATACGGCAAAATTGCTCCAGGTGATGATATGATTATCTGGTATTACGATCTTGAAGGAAAACCAATTCTTTTCAAAAAACCAAAAACCGAAAAATTTGAACACCTTTTCCGTGTGCGCTGGCAAATTCCCGAAAATCATACCGACAGAAATGGCAGACCAATTAAATACCAATCGCCTGCAGGAAGTGGTTCACATTTGTTTGTTCCTGAGCCAATCCGCCGTGCCTACGCCGACGGTAGAGTAATAAACCGTCTCTACATACAGGAAGGTGAAAAGAAGGCTGATAAGGCTTGTGTTCATGGTATTATGTCGGTTGGAATTATGGGCATCCATAACATTGGTTCTCAAGGTCATTTGCCACACGATTTAATGCTAATTGTACAGCGTTGCAATGTTAAGGAAGTTGTATTTCTTTTAGACAGCGATTGGGATCACCTGGGCGAGAACCTTAAGCCTGGCGACCGTGTTGATATGCGTACAGCATCTTTTTATCTGGCTGTTCGTAATTACCGCGATTATTTCAAAGCATTCAACAACCACGGTATTTATTTGGAATTATACTTTGGTTATGTAAAAGAAAACTTCAAAAAAGATAAGGGAATTGATGATTTAATTGTGAACTCATTATCTGGCCGTGAGAACGATCTTTTAAAGGATTTTAACAGAGCAGTAAACAATATTAAAGAAACCAATGGCGAAGGCGAATTTATTCAACTTCACAAAGTAACTGCGCTTTCCGATGTTCAAATAATGCAATTGTGGGGTTTCGAAAACTCTAAGTCTTTCCTTAAAAAACACAAAGAAACTCTTTTAGATAATTTTCCAAATGGCGAAGTTTTTAAAATTGGTAAACTCGAATGGCGTTGGGATGGTGAAAAAGAAGAATTTGCTCCTGCGCAAGATCTTACAATTGATGAACAGTACTGGGAAGAAATAAAGTGGGAAGGTGCCAATGGCAAGCCAATGGAGAAACTAAAATTCGACTATGTAAACATCCGTAAATTTTTGCGTAATCGTGGATATGGACGCATACGCATGGCAAATGGCAAAGATTTGTTTGCATTAAGCAAAGGAAAAGTAGTAAGAAATATTCTACCATCCGAAATACGCGATTTCATTATCGACTTTACCGAAGAAGTTGCACCAAAAAGTATCAATCAAATGATTCTTAGTGGTGGGAATTCTTATTTGGGTGTCGATCGCTTGAATTATATGTATCGGATAAATCCTGTTTTTGAGCAGCCTGACAAACATTGCCAGCATCTTTATTTCCAGGATAAATTTTGGAAAGTAACAAACAAAGGAATCGAAGAAAAGCCACTAAGCCAACTCAACAATTCAATTTGGGACGATAAAATAATAGACTTCAATGCCAAGCGCACAGGTCCATTATTAAAAGCCGAAATGTTTACCGAAGAAATGCTGAAAAAATTACCTGCCGATCAGCAAGATGCTAACCGCCATTATGTAGGCCAATTTAATATTGAATTTACACAAAGTGGAAATTCCTGTCATTTTTTACAATTCCTAAACAATACGTCAGAGTTTGCATGGAGAAAAATGCTGGATCCTAAAACAAGAAAAAAACTCCAGGACAAACGCGACCTAGACGAAAAGTTTGAAACCAATATGCACCTTGTAAGCAAACTAACTGCGCTTGGCTACTTACTCCACGATTACCACAACAAATCTGTTGCGAAAATGGTAATTGCCATGGATGGAAAACTGAGCGAAGTGGGGCAAAGTAATGGCCGTTCGGGTAAGTCGTTGGGAGGTGTTTTTATTGGAAAAATAATTCCACAGATTTACATTGCAGGTAAACAGAAGAATTTAACCGAAGATCCTTTCCTTATGGAAGGCGTTACCGAAAAAACAAAGAATGTTTTTATTGATGACGTTCGTACAAATATTGACATTGAATTCTTTTATCCACACCTAACCGGTCAATTTACTGTTCGTGGTTTGGGCCAGGCGAAATTCAATCTTCCGGAAGATGAAAAACCAAAAATATTTCTTGCAACCAACCACGGAATTAACGACAAAGGAGGTTCGTTTCGCGATCGTATATTTATGATTGCATTCAGTGATTTTTACAACGAAAAACACAAGCCAATTAACGATTTCGGAATAAACTTTTTCGACGATTGGGACGAACATCAATATAACTTAGCCTACAATATGGCGGCTTTATGCCTCGAATTGTTTTTTAAACACGGATTGGTTGAAGCCCCATTGCGTCGCCTTCAGTTAAGAAATTTACGTCAGGAAATGGGAGACGTCTTTTTGGAATGGGCCGATACATATTACGCAAAGCCAAATAATCTTGGTGCCAGACTTATTAGAAAAGATATTGATGACGATTATATAATTGCTGTTCCCACAGCAAAAAAATATCATACAGCCCATAATTTCAAAAAGAAACTAAAAGCATATGCCTCATACCGCGACTATGTTTTAAATCCTGAATTGTACGATGAAGAAGGTAATCCGAAAAAGTACGATAAAAAAGGAAATGCCATTGAGCACGACAAAAGCGGAGGGGTAGAATACATAACAATTTCACCTAAAGAAGACTAATATGAGCAACTTATTTGCAGAAATTAAAAACAAGGCTACAGGCCAGAAGCCAATGCCAGAAATATTTGAAGATCCGGATTTTAAAACAATTAAGTTTTATTTGGAACTGCCACCAAATACCCGTGTTGCAACAATAGAAGACTTTACAGACCACAGTGGCAATCTTGTTAACGACAAACATTATTTAATACACAGCCAGAAAAACCCCGGCAAATATTGGGCACAACGCAGCCGCCAGGGATTTACCAAACACAACGATTTTCTTCTCTTTCTGAAACGTGGAAGAGTTTACATATTTGTTTAAAAACTAAAAAAAAATCATTCATGAGTAAAATTAAACTAGGCAACAAAGTACGTGACAAGGTTACAGGCTTTGAAGGAATTGCAACTGCTAGAGTAGAATACATTAATAAATGTGTTCAGTATTGTGTTAAGCCAAAAATGGAAAAAACAGGCAAGATGCCCGATGGCGAATACATCGACATCGATCAATTGGAAGTAGTTGGAGAAGGTGTTGAAATAGAAACCGATCCAACAGGTGGTCCACAAAGAGATTGCCCCAGGCATTAAATTATTAAGAGTGTTTTCTCAGGTGTGGATTTCTGCACCTGAGATATTTTTAAACTAAAAAAACTAAAAAAGATGGCAAAAAATAAATTTAAAAATTTAAACAACGAAATAGAAGAAATACTTACTTCTACATTCGGACAGAAAGTAATTGTAAAGCAAAGTTTTTACGAAAAAAAAACAAGCGACCAATATGACATTTGGTATTTTCAATACCATAATGGTGCTTACGAAACACTCATTTCTATTCCAAGATGTTGTCATGGAACCCAATGTCATACAATAACAGATATTGAAAAATTTAAAAAAGAATTTGGCAATAATAACAACAAAGATGCCTATTTGATATTTGAAGACGATGTAATCAATTGCACTTATTCTTTGGATGTTTATCAAGCATTTAAGTTCATTACAGCATTAAAGGAAAAAGGCTTTGAGTTAGCAGAGTTTGATCTTTAATTTTTAAAAAACTTAAAATTTTGGAAGAAAAGATAAAGAACTTAATTAACGAATTAGAAGCCGATATCCAAAGATCATATAAATTAATAGGTACCGTTGCGGATGATAATTGGCTTAGAGGTAAAATTTCTGCTAAACGATTATTTATTAAGAAACTAAAAGATATTTTAAATAGTTAAATAATTTTTAATAAACCAAAAAACTAAAACTATGTGCGAAATAAAAATGCCAACAACTTGCTATAGATGTAACAAACTATTCGATTTAATCGATGGACACGACTCAGTAAAATGGTTTCCTGATTTTCTAATCTGCGAAGAATGCCATTGTTTAGAGGAAAAAGAAATTGAGAAAGATGAAGAGATTATGGAAATTGAATTCTCACTGTCTGATGCCAAATTAGATGTTGTAGAATACAGCAAACAATTGGTTGCATTAGGTTGTAAAGTAGAAAACCATCCCTCTCTCACTCTCCCACAACTCGAGAAAGCCATAAACACTTCCCAGGCAACTTCGGAGGTGAAATCTACTTGCATTAATTTGCTTAAGGGAATTTTTGAAGAAATTAAAAATGTGTAATTGTAAAAATATAGAAATAGGCAGTTATGATAATCAAGTAACTTTAGAAACTCCAGAATGGATGACCAAAAGAACAGTTGATATCGACGCTTGTTTAGTTGATGAAATAAAAGACTTATGGGCTTGTGGCATTCATACTACTGGCTGTTGTTGTGGTCATAATAAAGTTTCTCCAATGATTAATATTGAAGATAATTACGGAAGCGCAATGATTTCACTAGGTTACGATTGGTTTTTAAACGAGTTTGATATATTTTGTTTTATTCCAAAAACAACCTACCACAAATAAATAATAATAACTAAAAACTAAACTATATGCATACAGTTGATGATATTATAAAAGCAAAAAAATTCCTTATTGAAAAAGGATTTGGTAATAATAGCGGAATAAAATTCTATAAAGTTGCAGAACTGATGGCAGAATGGTCAGTTAAAAACTGCTCAATGCCTGTTGTTAGCAATTCGGTTTGTAGCACGACTATACACAGAATGATGAAGTCGGGAATATACAAGGAATGCCCGATTGTGGCGAAAAGTTTGAAGAAATTAAGTAAAATTTTAGAAATTATTAAGACATGGCTTATACCACGGGTTAGCACACGTAACGGCAATGATTACGAAATGTCGCAAATGAGTAGAAAATTTGATTCTTTAAAGTTTTGGACTCCTGACCTTATTGAATGGATAGGAAAAGAAAACGACCCCGTTAAATTAGCAGTTGCAAGTTGTTTAGTTAATTCGCATGATTGGCCTGAATGGTTGCCAGGCAGACCCGAAAATTACAATAAGAAAGCAGAAAGCCCAGAATTATACTATATTGTAGAATTATATAAAATGCTAAAAAGTAAAAGTGAAAATATAGCCCCAAAACTTTATAATTATATTTGGTTAACAAATTACTATCGTAGTTATGTGTGCTAACCGTTTGGCTATGCGCTTGGGCGCAGCCTAGCGTATAGGTTTTGTTGTAAAATTTAATAAAATACGGATATGAAAAAAGTAATGATAGTAGGACATGGAGATACAGGACTAGCAGGAAAAGCACTCGCTGAAATTCAGGAAAAAGGCTATGCAGTAGAAATTGTGAATACCATTGAAGATATACACATACAAGACGCTAGTAAAATAATTACCCAAATGATTCCAAAAATGCCATTATTTGCGCCTGATACACGACGAGAAAAAAGAGCGAAGGCACGAAAATTAAAGAAACGTAAATAGTAGTATTTTTTATTGTTTACAACTACGCGCTAAGCGCACCTAAACATATATCATTGTTATTCAATAATAAAAACAAATTAATCGTTTAAACTGAAATAAACGACTAAACACGGCTTGTAATTATTAAATATCAATAGTAAAAAGAGAGTATTATGTTTAACTGGATAAAATTAATCAAGTTCATAAAGAAACATCGTAATAATGGAATTGCTTCGTTTAGAGTTACTACAAATAGCGACACATTTATTATAACTACAGAAGATTGCAAAAATACTGTAGAGTCCAGAAAAGAAAATATGCTACGATTGAAATATAAATAGATTAAATTAATTTTACCCTTTAAAAACTAAATCATGGAATTAAGTAATAAAGAACAACAAGAGGTTAATTACCTTAGAGAATTACTTCAAAGTAGAACAATACCAATGATGCAAAAAGACCAAGACAGATTACAATACTTGAATAGAAAGGAATTTCATAATGAATGTTCAAATGTTAGTTGTACTGGATACACAGGTACAGAAGAAGAAACAATTTGCACTAAATGCAAAAGCAAATTACATAAACTTATTTAGTGCCTAAATAATAATATTTAAATATAAATAGTCTCAATTAATTTTACCCTTTAAAAACTAAATCATGGAATTAACTTTAAGAGAAGTTCTACAAATAAGAAAGTATGTCAGTAATGATATTAAAACAAAAGAAGTCAACACCGAAATATTTGATTTTTTACAGAAATTTTATGAAAAAATTATTACTGAAGTAAAATCGATTAACTTATTAATTTCAAATAAATCTGTCAAACCATTTCAATATAAATTAAGAGCCGAATGCTTTACCGATGTTGCTCACCTGGTTCAATCAGAGTATTTCCAAATAAGTGCCTTTAATATGGTTAGAAAAGATTCATTGCCGGATGTAGAATTTGAGTTTACAACAGTTTTAACAATAGATGAACTAATTACTGCAATGAAACCAATAAGGGATGCACAGGTAATGTATCAAACTGTAAAACCAGTTTCAGAATATACCGGCGAACGTAATTATAATTTGTAGTTACCTTAGAATCGCTCAAAACAAAACCCAAAGGCAATTGCCTGTAATATCGTACTCATACGGCAGCAAATAAAAGCCATTTTCCTTTTTCAGGAATATGGCTTTGGTATTTATTACACTTCGCGATAGCATAAAACTACCGTGTGCAAAGCACACTCCTTTATCAAATACCCTGTTTTTGCGTTTTCCCCGCGCCCCCTTTTTCTTTGAGATAATTAGAACAATTGAACATGCGAAAATTCGCCCATAAAAACTTCTTTATCAGTTATATACATATATATCTTTATTATATTTAAATTTTTTGTTTAAAAGTAGACTTATCAAAAGTTAACTGAGAAAAGTGTACAAGTGTACGGCATAGGATAACCGACTGAAAAACAGTACTTAAAACCGTACTACTACTTTAGTACGCAAATGAACAATTGTACACTTTTAGTACGAAAATTCAAATTTTTTCAAAATAAACGGAAAAGTGTACTTTTCAGGCAAATTTGTTCACTTAAAAAGTACGGCGCAAAATGCACTAATACAGATAAATACAAGCATATTTTTGCTTTTGTACTCCTGTACACTTTTTTTCGTATAGTAGAAGCCGTCCTATTGTATAGTAGTTACTGTACTTTTTATTTATATTTGCATAACGCAAAAACGGATGAGTACATTAGTAACTGTAAATATTGAAATTAAATCGTATCTCCAGAAATTTTTGATTAGCAAATCGAAAAATAAGGTTATCCCACTCCGTTTCCCCAATCGCCACGACTACAACATTTTACTAATCCGTTTGGTTACAAATTACAATTCGCTAAAAGAAATTCCTGTTAAGGACCGCGAAAATGTTTTAGATTTTTTCCATATGTCGAAACAGGAAACTACTGGCAAAGGAGTTAGCATTATTCTTCCTTTCAACGACCGCAAAAACATACTTTCTTACAACTACCTTTCGGTACGAGCAAAACAGAAGTTTCGCAAAGAAGTAAGAATCGATTTTAACTTTGAATTTTCAAGGTACTTGTATCGAAACTTAAAAGCCGGAAAACAACGCATTGAAATAGTAAATGAATTCAAATGTTTACACAATATTACCGAAGATGACCTCAAGAGTGAGTCACTATACAGGTATTCATCTCGATTGCTCGAAGAAATGTAGTGTACTAATCTGTTTATCAGATATTTGAAACAGAAAAATAAATCTAATCAGTTAAACATTCAATTTGTCCTACCATGCTTTCAGCCAAAAACCAAAATACGGTACCAATTATTACAAAATTGCAATATCAGTTTCCTCAAAATATTTCAAGTTTCGAAATTGGATCCACACCACAACATCGCACAATTTCATTTTCCAATGGCGAAGCATGGAAAGATTTATATTTTACTCCAGGCACTCCCGATTTTTCGCAAACATCAAAAAGAACTTCATCCGGAAAGATTTACAATCAAACACTTTCTTTTTCATCGCCAGGTGATGATCCTGTTTCCGATTCGGAAATGGAAAAAATTGAAGAATTGATGTGTGTTGCAAAAATTACATACAGCGATGGAACTGCAAAAATTATTGGATCTGATAAAAATTCTGCAAACTTTAGTAACAATTTCAAATCGGATAGTAAAGCAACAAAAAACAGTTTCGCCATTAAATGCAGTTCGATTACAAAAGCCTTTTTTATTGAATAGTCGTTGTTTTACGACTTATTAAGTCCTTTCTCAAAATTCAATCTTGCTTTAAAATTGCATCTATAATAAGTCAATTATGGATGTCAGCAATTTTCTTTCGTCAGTTTTAAGTACCACTTGGTTTTTTAAACCACAACAAATGGTTGCATATGGTATGTTTTTAAAGGGCCTAATGGAAGGAACTTTTGCCTATTTCGATGAATCGAAAAAAGAACCTATAAGGGCATTTGGTATTTCACCTTCCGGTTTGAAATTAATGATGTACGATGAGGACCGCGAAGAAAGCGACACCAAACCCGAATCGATGTTCGACAATTTTGAAGAAGGAACAATCCTTATTCTTCCACTTAAAGGAGTAATGTTTAAGGAAGACACTTGGTGGAGTTGGGGAACCGATACTATTTCTTCTCTTCTTCGCGAAGCTGCCGACCACGAAAATATTTTGGCTGTAATTCTTGATACTGATTCAGGTGGTGGATCTGTCGATTCAATTTCACCAATGATTGACACAATTACCTACGCAAAAACAAAAATGCCGGTAATTGCTCTTGCCGATACAGCCGCATCAGCCGCATATTATTCAATTGCACCTTCCGATTTAATAATTGCCTCAAACAATATTTCAGCAGAATTTGGAAGTATTGGAGTAATGGTCAACTTTTGGGACATTGCACCTTATTGGGAAAAAATGGGATTTAAACAACATACCATTTATGCTGAAGAATCAGATTTCAAAAACCTTCCATTTGAAAATGCCTTAAAAGGCGATTACAAATTAATGAAAGAAGAAGTTCTTTCGCCATTAGCCCGAAAATTTCAGGAAGATGTAAGACAATATCGATCAGGCAAAGTAAATATTACTGTAGAAGGAATTCTCAACGGCAAAATGTTCTATGCCAACGATGCAATAAAATATGGCTTAGCCGATGAAATTGGAAATTTAGAATACGCAATAAAACGAGCCAATGAGTTGGCCGCAAAACAATAATTTTTTTTATTCACTAACACCCCATATTAAAATGGATCCAAAATTAATTGCAACATTGTTAGTCGTACTTGGTTTCGCCGAATTAAATTCGGTTGATGGCTTAGTATCATTATCAAAGGAAGATGTCGGTAAAATACAGGCATCGCACAAGGAAAAATTTGGGGCTGAACTTACACTTCAGGGAATAACTTTTGATGAAGATGGTCACGCAACCCTCCAGGAAGCGGAAATTATTCAGATAGAAGCCGCCCTGAATAAGGAAGCCCCAGCAGCATCAACTGATGATCCTCCCGGAGGAGATACACAAACCGATGCTGAGAAAAAACTTCAAGCGCAGGTAATTACACTTACCAGCAAAATCAAGAACCTTGAAGCTTCCCAAAGAACAGCCACAGAAACCATTATCAAGTTAGGTGCTAAGCCTGAAACTGATTTGGAGGTTGTTGGACCAGGTGCAGCAGCAGGTAAAACTGTAATTATGCATTCTAAAACTCACCTTTTTGCATCAAACAAAAGTTTTGATGCATTTGCCGACAGACCTTGGAACCAACGTCTAGCCGGTAAAATTAAGGCTGCTACTGATTACACTACAGTAGATATTCAACGAATTAATGCGGACTTAGGTGCTTATTATCGTGAAGATCAAACTGCTCTTATTTCATTTTTGCGTGCTAAAGACCGTTTACCAAGTTTTTGGGGAACTGTTTCTAACATTCAAGATGAAATTGCATATGCAAAAGCATTTACTGGCGAAGTTACTCAGGCACGTAAGAAAAAATGGTTACCAAAAGGTGGCTTCGAATTCCAGCCTGAAATAGCAAAGGTATTTCCAATTCAAATTGATGAAATGATTGCTGGATCTGAACTTCAAAGCATGGAAACCTCATGGTTAAACCATCTTGAAATGATTAAAAAATCAGGATCGCAGCCTTATAAAATGTCGTTTGTACATTATCTTGCTGGCGAAATTCTAAAGAAAGCCGCTGAAGAAGATCAAATTGGACATGTTAGAGGTATTTTTATTCCAACTGCTGACGATGCAACCGAAGCCGGATTAGCAATTCATAAGCAACGTGGTTTAATGAAACTCGTTAAAGATGCTCAAAAACGTAGAGTTTATATGCCTTACGATTTGGGAACTCCTACTGAGGCAAACATTGTTGATTATGTTGAAGATTTTGTAAAAAGAATCCCTGAATATTGGAGAGATATGCCAAATATGGTATTTTACATGGCCAGTTATTGGGTTGAAGCATATTTGAAGCGTCGTGAAGTTCTTAAAGGAACTCAAACCGATTACAAAGGTGATAATCTTTATGTTGCCCGACACGAAAATATTCGTCTTGAGCCATTAGCCTTTATGAATGATGCAAAATTCATGTTCATTACTACTAATGATAATATTTCCAAACTTGAAAATATTCCTTCCGAGAAGAAACTTCTTAATCTTGAAATGGATAAAAGGGATATTGCCATTTTTGCCGATTACAAAATTGGTATTCACGTTTGGGCATTTGGTTATGAATATCCTGTTGGAACTGATTTATCAGATGACAAACAAATATTCTTCTCCAACGATATTGAGATTCTACCAGATCTATATGTTCCTCTTGCTGATAAAGTGTCCACTCCAAGTGTTAAGTATCATACTTCACTTAGAACTTTCGAAAATACCGGAGCAACTGCAATTACCGATATTCTCGATTCAAGTATAGGCGACTACATTTACATAAAAGGAAATAAAGGAGCAAATCCATCCACAATTGCCAATACTGGAAAATTCGACCTTGAAGCTGCATTAACACTTTCCGAAAATGTTCTCATCTTGCTTTATAAGCGTGCTGCTGATGATTTCGTAGAAATAGAACGTTGGGATACTTCTCTTTCAAATACTGTTTTTCTTGTTCCTGATGCAACAATTGCCGATGCCGATAAAGGTAAACACTTTGTTACTTCCGAAAATACCGTCGCAACTGCATTAACCGATATTACAAATGCCGTTGATGGCGATATTTATGTAATTGAAGGTGGAAGCGACACAAATAAAACTACCATTGCTGCCACTGGTAAGTTTAGCAGAATTACTGCTACTATGACTTTAACAAAAGGACATTGGTTAAAGGTTAAGTATAACGGTTTGAAATTCGTTGAATTAGAACGTTACACAGGCTAGATTAGTTTTCCTCCCGGATATTCTGGGAGGATCTCTCTTTAATCATAAAAAAATAGATATTATGACATACGTAAAAGTAGATGTTAATAAATCAGCGAAAAGATCACCTGGTGCCGGTGGAAATAAAAAGGATAAGATTACACTTGTTGATCTTGCCGATTTAATTTCTGAATCGCCACGTGATGCTAAAGGCATTGTAATTGTTGGAAATCATTCCTTCAAGCCCAGTGCTTATGCAATTGGAATCTATGTTACTCCTTCATCAATTGCCGGAAAAGTTTCTTCCGATGGCGAAGCCGATGAAGAAGGAATAATGCAAGAACTTGTTTTTGCTCATCCTGGATCAGAAAAAGAAATTCGCGAGTTTCGTGCCAATTGGATTGGTAGAAACTGTTTGGCTTTTGTTGATAAATGTTCCGATGGATCTACCGATCAATACGGATCTTCATGTTCTCCACTTCGCTTGAAATTCGAAGCAACCGACGATAAAGACATCAATAAATCAATATTTACACTGGGTAGTACCAGTAAAGGTCCTGATGTTGCTCTTTATTTAGGAACTATTACACTTAGCACTGTTGCTGCTACTGTTGCCGCCGATGCCACAAGCATTGATTTAAGCAATGGCGAAGGCGAATATCAGTTAACTGATAACGCTGCTGCAACTGTAATTACAACTGCTACCAATGCTGTCGATGGAATGATTTTCACCTTACTTGGTTCTGGTGGAAGTAATCCTGCTTCAATTACCGATGCAAACGACTTTGTTCTTTCCTCAGGAGTTTCCTGGTCGGGAATTGCCGGTGCAAAAATCACCTTTAAAGCATTTAAAGATGGTGCTGCAAGTTGGAAGTTCTTTGAACAATCAAGATCTTAGCCCATATTTTTTAGTTTTTTGGTTTAGTATTAATTTTAGTTTGAACCCTGCTCGACGACAACACTGAGCAGGGTTTTTTTTACGTCCTTTCGCTAAAATAATTGCAATTGCATATTTGCAATACACTTTATTTCACATTGCAAATTATTATGTCATGAAAGAAAAAATTTTAAATTGGTTTAAAACCGATCGCGACTTTGAAAGCGGAAAACAACTCTATATGTCGCATGGCGCAAATTTGAGTTTTAAAAATGTTTTAAACCGTGCCGGTAAAACTCGAGACAACTACAATTTTCTCTGTTACGAACTGGCAAAACTTGCGGGAATAAAAGAGGGTTCTTACAAAAAAATGCTTGAGGCACCAATTGAAAATGTAAATGCTCTTCCGGAAGAAGACAAAAAGGTAGATATCAATACAATTCCAATTGAAGAATTGGCAAAGCAAATTGAATTGATTGTACTTGAAGATCTTGAATGGAATACAGTTCGGGCATTGGTTAAACAACTCGAATTAAAACCTGCAGGTAGAAAAAAAGAACATTTTATTGCAGCATTGGTTGAAGCCAAAACAAAGAAATTTGTTTCTTCGGTACCCGATAATGTAAAAAGGTCGATTAAATTGCGTGAAGAATTTCCATTTCTCGCTTCAAAAACTTGCCCCGAAGTTTTAAAAATTCTTGTTAATGATATGCTAACGGCATATGAAACTTACATTGTCGGTCATCAGAAACTTGTTGAATCGGCAAACGAAAGCGATATGTTGGCACTTTCTGAAAGTGTAGTAGAGAATTATCTCGAGAACCGCGAAATTTGGGATGAGTTGAACCATTACAAAGAAAACAACGAATTGCTTGGTAAACATGCAATATTTGCTTGGATGGATCGTAAGGCAGAAATTGAAGCAATGCAAAATGCTGAATTGGTAAAATTGAGAGATCAACTCACCAATAAAATTCCGCGCACTAAAAAACAAATTGTTGACGAACCTGAACATAAGGAAACTGCCAAACGTAAAGTTCGAATTGAACAATTTGAAATGGAACTAGAATTGGTTAACGATCGTCTTGGCCTCGATGACTAGACTCTTTGACATAAGCGCAATAAAAACTACTGATAATCATCCTGGAGATAAATCGGCCATTCTCCGGGATAATTATCTTAAAATGCATGAGTTTAAGGTAGAAAGCCTTAAACAACTCAATGGCCGTTTGCCCAATTTGGGCGAGTTCTTTGCAATTTGGACATTAAAAAGTTTCAATGCTTTTACATTTATTCCTTACCTGATTCAACAACATGAAATTATTGAGGATCTTGTTTTATCAACCTATTCCATTAATATGCGCATTACCGATTCGCTGATTAAGAAAATAGACCAGGGAAAAATTAAAAAAGTAAGTGTTTTTATTTCCGACTCGATGAAACATCGAATGCCAAAAGTTGTTGATCATTTGAGCATGCTTACACAGTCAAGGAATAACATTGAAATTCATTACGATTGGAATCACTCTAAAGTAACATTGGTAAAAGCCGGTGGCTTTAATTATGTTATCGAAGGAAGTGGCAATTGGAGTGAAAATGCCCAGTTTGAACAATATTTGTTTTTTAACCACAAACGCCTGTACGATTTCAGGCTTAAATGCATACTGTATGACCTTCACAAACGAGGAAGTGAGTCAAATTGAGAACCTTGCTGCCATCAATTACACTGTACGGCAAATTGCTATGTATCTTAAAGTTTCGATTAATGAACTTTATCGCGAATACAACAATAAAGATTCAGAATTTAGAAGGCATTTCGATACAGGGAAATTGTTTTCTCAAGCAAAAATAGATATGCAAATAGTTAAATCTGCTGAAGGTGGAAATGCTACAGCAATGCAGATGTACGAAAAAACCCGTGCAGCCCGTCATTTTGAAAATGAAAGAGATAATTTGATTTATGGTGATAGATAACTACGATAAACTAATTGCACATATCGACACTGGTTCAAAGGAAGATCTTGCACCAGAATTGATTGAATATGTTTCTATCCTGGAACTAATCCGAGGATTGCATATGCGTTACGAAAATCGTATGTCAATTATTAGGTTTCTACAAAACGAGCCTTACGGACTTTCAGAATATTTGGCAACAAAGTATTATTCCGATGCCATTAATTTTTTCTATCTCGATATAAAAATTAAAAAACAAGCATGGCGAAATCTTATTGCTGATGATTTGAGCCGATCGGCAGCACTTTGCTTGAAAACTGCAAAGTCCTCCAAGGATCTAGATATTTACAAAAACATAAAATTGGCTGAATATAATGCCAGACAGTTGAACGAGCCTGAAAAGGAAGATATTCCAGATTCATTTTTCAAAAAGCCTTATAAAGTTTACACTCTCGATCCTCGTAAAGTTGGCCGTGAACGTGAAAATCGTAATGAACTGGCTGCACATATCGATTCATTAAATATTCCTGAAGCAGATAAATTACGTGTAAAACGTGATGCAATGATTGAGGATGTTGATTTCTTGGAAGATTATGAAGATAAATCCTGATAAAATAGAATATCGGCAAACTAATTGGCTCAAAATGGTTATCGACCTTATTGCGCCAAAATTCCTTTATTTGGTTGCTGGTCGTGGAATGGGTAAAACTTCCGATGTTCAAGCCGAAAGAGGTCAGGAAGTATGCTATGATATGCCAGGAGCACCTTTGGCATTTGTAGGCGACACTTATATGAACCTTACTAAAAACACTGTTCACACTTTTATTGAAGGATGGGAAAGGCTTGGATGGCGTGAACATACCAGCAAACAAATAGGCCATTTTGTAGTCGATCAACGTCCACCCGATTATTTTAATGATGCCTATTCTCGCTTAAAAACATATAAGCATACTATTTCTACTATCACCGGTGCAAATTTCAACCTTGTAAGTATGGATCGGCCATCATCATCGGCAGGTAATAACTATGTTCATCTATTTGGTGATGAAGTAAAGTATTTCAAAGAAAATAAACTAAAAAAACTTACTCCAGCCATTAGAGGTAATGCTGTTCGCTTTGGTCATTCTCCTTATTTCCGTGGTCGTACATTTACAACCGACTATCCAAATGTAAACGATGTAAGAGAAGAAGACTGGATTCTTAACATGAAAAAAAACATGGATAAGAAACAAATACTTCAAATATTAGATTGTGCTTTTATTTTAAACGATATTCGAATTGAATATGCTGAAGCTGAAGAGAACCAAGAATTTGACAAATTAAAGAATATTGCCCGAAAACTTGAAAGATGGGAGAATCGATATTATAAAATCCGTAAGAACTCAACACTATTTTATATTGCAAGTTCAATGGTTAATGTCGATAACCTTACTGTAGGTTATTTTATTGAACAATTCGAGGGTGGTGAAGTGGAAGATTACAATACCTCCATCTTATCGATGAAACCCAGTTTGGAAGTTGGCGCACGCTTCTATGGCAACCTAAACCCTATTCATTTCTATACAGATGGCTACAATTACGATTATTACGATCAGTTTGGACTAAGGGATAACATTACTCAAGACTCACGTGGATTGCGTTACATACGCACACACGAGAAACTTGAATGTGGTGTTGACTTTGGTAATATGATTGCTATGGTAATAGGTCAGGAACAATGGCCAAAGTACAGAACTCTAAAGAACATTCATGTGTTAACTCCAGAATGGATCGATTCCCTGGCTAAACACTTCCTTACTTTCTTCAAGCACCATAAGAGAAAAGAATTAGATATGCGTTACGATAGATCTGCTAATGCATACAACAAACAGAAACAAGACCTTGCAACCAAACTCAAGAATTACATTGAGAAACAAGAAGACTCATCCGGGAAAATGAAACCAACTGGGTGGAAGGTAAACTTACTATCCAAAGGCCAGGCAAACATTACCCACCTCGATGAGTTTGATTTAATGAATGATCTAATGAGTAATAATGTTGCAGGCTTGCCACAATTATTGATCGATCAGTTTGAATGCAAGGAACTGAAGAGTAGCCTCGAACTTGCACCCTCCGAGAAGGATAGCAAGGGTAACATCCGAAAGATAAAGAAGAGTGAGAAACTAGCAACAAAGAGGCTACCAATGGAGTCAACCAACTACTCCGATGCATTTAAATACTTAATGTGTCGCAAGAAATACATGGACATAGCCAAATCACGCCGGGCAGTTCTGCTTGGCGATCCTAAGATAAGAGGATAAACACCACATTAGTTTAATAGGAATAGCCAAACAGTTCATGCCTTGCGAAAAGCAAAACATGAACCCTTTGTCTATAAACTTATTGATACAGTATGTAAGTTCTACGAACACACACACTGGTTGGAAAAAACGCTGCTCGTACTACTGGGCGCGGGTTCTCATATATCCAATGCAAAAAAGAAATCTGCAAAGGCATATACAGGGTAGAGCGGGTCGGTCTACTTTGTGTGAAACTCATTTTTCCAAAAATGAGACAAAAGGTTAAAATGGTAAAAAACAGCCATTTAGATTTTTTAGACTTTGGGCAAAGTGCTAAATCTTGTATGTTTTTTGCTGAAAGTTGATGTTTTTGCTAAAAAACTTGTGCCGATTAAACCTTTAGAAAAGTTTCAATACTGTAAATGCTTTTGCCGCAGGGCAATCAACACTTTTTAAAAGTTTCGATACTTCAAATGTTTTAGCCACAGGGCTTTTCTTTTTATAAAGAAACAAACCTTACGCACTACTACTACTCACCACTTAATAATACAAAGTTACAGAACGGCTCAACAATGTAAAGGGTGTACAAGCGGCCTCCTTATGAAGCTGCCGCCCTTGACATAAGTTTCTCCTTATCTGTGTTTGCCAGCATTATTAACTGGCGAGCCAGATGCCTACACAAGTCCCCAGGGCAGGGGCATTATCAAAATGTTCTATTTCACTTCTGATGCCGAAAAGGCACATTTCTTTATTCAACTAAAAGGAGAAAATGCCGGGAGGCCACTACGCAAACAAATACCGAACTCAGCCGGTATTTGTGTAAACGAAAGATTTGTTGTTCCGGACTTCTTCTATTATCTAGTGCTTAATTTACACAATACAGGAAAATTTAAGCAACAACAAAAAGGATCTGTTATTCCCTATTTACGCCATGGTGACATTTTAGAAACAATATTCACTTTTTTAATTGAAAGGAGGATAAAATGAACACTCGAACAGCAAAAATAAAATCACAGATTATACCTTCCACTTTTTCAAAGCCCATGAAAGAGTATTCGTCTTTAATATTAAAAGGTAAATGGCTCCGTGAATTGGGATTTAATCCAGGTGATGAAGTAAATATTATTACTTCTAATAACCAATTAATTATTGAAAGGAGGGAGCCATGATTGAGGCATTTGTAGAATTTACCAACGGGATCTATTACGATGGCTATGCAAAGTATTTAGCCGCTGATAACCCCGAGAAATTCCAATTTGAATTAAACGAATTTCTTAATAATTACGGTTTAGGACTTGAAGGGTCCTAAACCTTTTTTTGTTCGGACATAAAAAACTGTCCTTTGCAAATAATCCAGCACGAAGCATCTTTGCTTCATGCAAGAAATCAATTTATTTTCTGCAATTGCAGAAATGCGAAAACTTACTGCTCAGAATATTCCATTTAGTTTTGAGCACTATACTTATGACCGCGATCGTAAGATAAAATCGGGCATAAGACGGGTGGATAAAGCATTGCTGCGCCCTGCGGCTCGTGCCGACAAACTCGACAATGCCGACCATAAACTTTTTTACCAAGATTTAAATGCTGTTAACCAGGATAAAAACCAACGTAATTGTTGGCAAATTCTGATTGTTTCTTTTAATGGGATCCCAGTAACTCCAAAACAAGTATTTTATGAGAATATATAGACAAGGCTCGTTGCGTGCCATCGACACCGATGTAGGTGTGTTTACTGCCGAAATATCAGCAGCCGATAGAACTCCATTTTCGGGCGTACAACCATATTTTACAGGTGCTGGCAGTACTCCAATGGTTATTCAAGGTCATGAGATTGTGCCTTATGGCGAACAAAACAATTTACCAAACGAACTTCGCCAAATTCTTGACGAAAACCATATTACTCCAGAACTACTAAACAAACAAGCCCAATTATTATGGGGTCAAGGTCCCGAATTGTATTCAATTTCGATTGAAGATGGTAAAAGAGTAAAAAAATGGGTAACAGATCCGGACATTAAAGAATGGCTGAAAACATGGGATTATGAAGATTATCTTCTGAAATCGACAATTGAGTTCAGGCATATGAATGGCCATTTTACGAAATACTTCCTAAATCGTGGCTCACGAGTAGGACAACCTTCTAAAATTGCCAAACTTGAACATGTTAGCAGTACTCGATCGAGATTGGCATGGCCCGACAGCAATAATAAAATAAATAGTATTTATACCGGTGATTTTAATCAGCCATGGAAAGCCGATTTACGTCAATATCCAATATTCAACCATCGAGATCCATTTGCTAAACCTGTTAGCATGCGATATTCAAACCTTTATGGTTTTGCATTGGAGAATGATTATTCGCGTCCATCGCTTTTTCCACTTTTCAACTGGATTAAATTAGGATCCTCATTGCCTGTTTTGCTTATGAATTTTAATGCAAATGCAGCTTCGGTACGATATCATATTGAAACCCCGGCATTATACTGGACTGCAAAGGAAGAGCAATTGAAAAAGAACTGCGAATTGCAGGGAATTGAATACAAAGATTCGATGCTGGAGGATTTAAAGGATGAAACATTTTTAGTTTTTGCTGAAGGATTGATAGGAATAGAAAAAGCAGGTAAAATGATTACAAGCGAAACTATTTGGGATTCTGAAGGCAGCGAATATGTAGGCTGGAAGGTTACTCCAATCGATCAGAAAGTAAAAAACTTTATTTCTGCTCAGTTGGAAATTGCAAAACGTGCCGATTTTGAAATTACTGCCGGTGTAGGTTTACATCCTGCATTAAGCAATATGAGTGCCGATGGAAATCTCCCTTCAGGCAGCGAACAATTGTATGCCTTTAAATTATACCTAAGTACCGGAGTAGATATTCCTGAAAGCATAGTTTGCAAAGACATGAACTACGCTTTGGCTGTTAATTTCCCAAATACTGATACTAGAATAGGCTTTTATCATGACAATGTAATGACCGAGGAAAGCACAAATCCTGAAGACAGAACAAAAAACAAATAATATGTTATTCAACAAAAACGACAACGGACAGCAGGAACTAAAAGCATTATTGGGCTTTTTGTATGCCTCGAACACCTTCGCTAATATTAAAACCGATGTAATGTTGGTGGAGGAAGATGTAATTGAGTTGATTGGTCAGGCTGTTTACGATAGGGCGCTGGCTTATTATAAATCGAATGATTACGATCCTGATGGCGATGCTTTGAATGATAAATTGGTACAGCATATTCAATTGCCAGTTGCCTATTATGCAAGTGGAAAATTTGCGGCTCATACCGACATTGGGCATGGCGAAGATGGCAGAAAGGTTAAAATTGACAATGCAAACGAAAAACTTCCCTGGGAATGGATGATTAGCCGCGATGATAATGCGATGCTTAATAAGGCTCACAAAACAATGGATAGGCTTATTGCATTTTTGGAAAAAAATTCTACAGATATTACTGAATGGAAAGATTCTTCTTCGCAAAAAATTGCCAGAAGCCTTTTTATTAATAATACCAAAACCTTTAACGATATTTTCCCAATCGACAATTCTCGTAGGTTTTTCATTAAAATTATTCCTTTTATAAAGGAAGTTGAGCGAAAACATCTATTGCCAGTACTTGGAAAAACCCGCTACGATGACATAAAAGCCGCTTTGCTTAGTGGCGATTATACCGACGAAGAAGATCTTCTTCAGTTAATTAGAGTGCCATTGGTGTTTTTTGCTTTAAATCTGGCAGTAAAACGCTTGAGTGTTCGCTTACTTCCAAACGGAATTTTCCAAGATTATACAAGCGATCGACACACAAAAGATGCAAAGAATTCTGCACCTACGCAATTGGTAAATAGTATTGCCAATATGCTTTATTCCGATGCTGAATTTGAACTTCAGAATTTGCAAAAGAAAATTTCCAAACTCGATGCTGAAGCAATAAACGAAGAGTATGTTCCGGTAAAGCCTAATGCCCATCTTGATGCCGACAAACCAATTTTTAGACTATAATATTATGGATGAAACTAAAACTATTACACCAAAAATCGAAAAACAAGAAGTAAAAGAACCACGCCGACTGCGACGTGAAAAACAGCAGGCTACAAATATGTTTAATAAACTTTTGTTTGAGTTTATTGAATTTGAGGCAAAAGAATCAGAAGTGGTAAAAGGTTTTGTTATTATTTCCGGTGAAACCTACGGTTTAATGTACCGATTAGATGAAAAGTGGAGAATCTTCTGCCATCATGTTGGTAACAACAATAAAAAACAAGTTGAATACAAAATTGATGCTCTCGAAAATGCTATTAATAAGCATATTGAGTGGCATAAAGATTCTGAATGGGCAAAATGTCTGGTACAAGTTCTAAAAGATGAATATGGCGTTAATATGCCAATAAAAACTGCTTATTCCTATTTAAACAGAACTAACTCCCCCGATTATATTGCCGATTCAATAAATTCAAATCTTAGAAATATGTATCAAATAGAAATTCCTGAAATAAATTTCACAAAAGAAATTCCCGAAAGTATTGCTGAAATGAGCAATGATGATTTCCAGTTTTTTGCAGGCATGCTGCATAAGGTATTTGAAGGTGATTTGGAAGTTTACGATTTGAAAACCGCCATGGCTTTAAAATATTTGGGAGTAAAATACAGTCCAAAAGATTACAATAAACTTAAGGAAGAAGGAAAAGAAAAGGTAGGCGAAAACCTTAATGGCCTTACCGAATTGCTCGATTATTTCTTTGTTTTAAAAGAAGGTAAACTCAGTTTTAATACCGGATTTACAAAAAACTTTGTTCCTGAACTTAGCCTGGGCTTTGGCCGCAAACTTTATGGTCCTGAAGCTGCACTTACCGATATTAGTCTGCACGAATATAAAGATGCAAATTCGTGGTACCGGTCATATTTAGAAACTCAAGACGAAGCCGACTTGAATATGGTTATTGCCATACTTTATCGTCCGCATAAACTGCCATTTGGCATTTGGAAAAAGAAAGTAAGTTATAAACCAGCCAAAGCCTACAAACGTGCCCGCAAAATTGCAAAACTGCCAATTGCCCAACGTTTTGCCATTCATTTGTTTTATATGGCCTGCGAAGAGTTTTTGCGCACCGGCAGTGCAAATGTTGATGGTAACGAACTTGATTTTAAATTGCTTTACGAAACAACCCTAAAGGAAAAGCAAATGGAAAAGCCACAAAAATACAAAGCCGATACCGGACTGGCAGGCGTGGCACTTAGCATTGCAGGTACCGGAATATTTGGGCCCTTGAAAAGCGTATACAAGCAAAATTTATACGATGTAATTGTTTTGTTGCTCAAACAAAGAGTTGAGTATTTGAATAATCTTGAAAACACGAAGTAATGGTAGGCATTAAGGCATATAAAGAATACTGGAAAAATATGGTGATGCGGGTGGCCGCACTCAAGTTGGCTGTAATGGTTGCTAACGAGGCACAACTTAAAAGCGTAGTATCCAATATCGGAAGTTATCCGATATTGGTTAGCACTGTGCCATCGGCATCGGCAAATAGTAAAGATGAAGATAATACCGGCGATAATAATTTGGGAATTATTTTTATTTTGAAAAAGGTTTCTTCCAACGACCGATCGGAAGAAGCATACGAAGATAATATGCAGCTTATGCAAGATGCAATGCAAGAGGTGCGCGACAATATGGAAGCCGATAAAACCGACTGCGATGCTACCGGCCACCAAATAATGAAGGATTTAGATGTAAAGAGTTTTAACCAGGATCCTGAGTTTAATTATTTGGGGCACGATGGCTGGAGTTTGAGTTTTAAGTTTGGTAGTTAGGATAATATAAAAATATTGTATATTAGCAGAATAAACCAATTAATTACCAAGTAATGACCTTTATCCTATTGTCCTACATCTTTATACCGATGCTCTTACAAAGTCTTTTTGTAAGTCTAATGTCATCTAGTATTTTTTTGACATTATTATTTTTTGTTCGACCAGATGTTAAAATATCAAAAAATATTGCATTTGATGGCACAAGATATATTATTAAAATAGTTAACCTTTCAACATACAGATTATATGATGTTAAAGTTGAATTAATACATAAATCTACTTATCAGGCACCTGGAGGTACAAACACTAAAAACACACCAATTAAATTAACTAATTATGAAAGACTATCTATTCCAGGTAAGCCTAAATTACCATGGAATAAGGATTATCATGCAGGTTATGCTATACTTTATTCTACAAAAGAAGATTTAAAAAATATGTTTTGTGAAGATGGGCATTTTATTGAATTTACTTTTAAAGCAAAACATGGATTAAGTAGTTTCTCAAAAATTAAGACAGAACCATATACTCATAAATCAAGTATAAAGAAGGGTGAATTTAAGTTTGGAAATAGTACAGAAATTGTTGATGAATAAAATTTATATATATTTGCCGCATATTAGAAAGGTAAAAACATTAATCAAACTATAATAGACATGAGAAAACGAGATCAAGAAACATGGCCAGATTAATCAAAACATTATTAAGTAAAACTCTTAACTAAAACCTCACATAATTGTGGGGTTTTTTTGTTTTAAAGAATTACCTAACTTTACAGCCTTATGCCAGGAATGCCAATTTACAATTTTAAAACACAAATTAAAATTGCTTTATTTATTGGAGTAGTTATGGCTATTTTGTTTTTAATTGATTTTATTTTTAACCTTAATATTTTTATACATGAAAAAACTAATTTTATTAGCAGTTACGACTGTATTTTTATTTACTGGATGTGTTGAATTGGCTGAAATGTCATTCTATCCAGGCGAAGAGAATTTAACTGGAGTTGATTTCAGAAAATACACCAATAAGGGTTTTTTGGTTACACCTGAAAAATATCTCGGTAATTATGAGAGTATTGGTTTACTAACATACGAACTTATTCCAGCCTCAAGTTACAGGAAAACTGGAAGACAAATTAACGAAAATCATATAGCAGGCTCAACGAGTGGGGGTCCACAATTTTACGATATTTACAAATGGATTGACCAAGATGTTGATGTGCAAATGGCTCTTGATAGTTTAGTAAATATTTGTATTGATGATGGCGCTGATGCCCTTATGAATTTAAAAAGAGAGTTTATTTTTAGAGAACACACTGGGGTAAAAAACCCTCATACAGTTATCGGAGTTAGTATTTCTGGTTTTGCCATTAAAAGAAAATAATAGTTTTTATTGACAAAAAAAAGCGGGCTATGACCCGCTTTTTTTGTTTTCTTTATCTTCAAAATGTTTGAGTAAGACAGTCTCAATGTAGTTATTAACCGACCTATTCTCTTTATCCGATTCTTTTTTTATCTTTTCCATTAAGTTTTTTTCCAACTTAAGGCTCGAACCTACTTTTACCATTATACCTATGTTTTAGCGTTTTTACTATTGCAAATATACATATAAACATGCTTAAAAGTATGTAGAAGCACATTAAAGTTATTAACAATACTTGGAATTGCTATGAAATACTTTTATGTTTGCATAAACATTAACACTAACAGATATGGAAATAGTAAAATTTGTTTATGAAGAACAGGAAGTAGACTTCTTACCTGAAGGAAATGAAAACGTAATGGTAAATGCTACCCAAATGGCAAAAATCTTTGGAAAAAGAATTGATTTTTTCTTAAAAGCGGATCATGCAAAAGAGTTTATTAAGGCTCTTGAATTTACTCCATTTGGAGGAAATTCAGAACCACTAAAGAAGGAACAAATTATTTTAACAAGAGGGCAATCGGGGACTTGGATGCATCGAATTTTAGCACTAAAATTTGCTGCATGGTTGAATCCAGTATTTGAAGTTTGGATTTTTTCAACACTTGATCAAATTATTCTTGGTGAATTGAAGAAAATACGTGACGCTACTATTGAAAAACAAAAGTTAGAAAAAGAAAAGGCTGATATGGAAACTCAATTACTAGAAAAGTACCCTGATGAATTTGCAAGATATTTGGAACTTGAAGGTAAACTTACTTCAGCACAAAAAAAACGGGTGGCAGCAATAAAAGCAACTTCTTCTCAATATAAAATGGAAATTGAATAAATTTTTATATATATTTGCAAACGTTAATCATAAATCGCTAAAAAAATGAATATTAACACATCTTACATAGGGGAAACCCGTTGCGTTCCATTTCGGTGGGGAGGTTTTAGCGAACCTTTGATGCGTAGCGGGTTTTTTCATTGGAGGATAAAAAAATGAATTTATTAAAAGAACCGTATTTGGTATTCAATCCAATTACAGAGCAATTAGTTGACCTTGCACCCTATTTTAATACAATAGAGGGTGAATTTGATGGTAGTTTCAAGTTTGCTGAAAGGGAAATGGACGAATTAATTAAAAATTTGTCGTGCAATCCGGAGTATGCTGCCGACGACATTAACACCTTAGCCAATGTGCTTTTTACTTTGTATGGGTTTAGAGAAATGGTTACCGATGTAGAAGTAAATATTGATGAAAGGGAAGCCGCATGAAAACAATTGCAAAGTATTACCGAAACAAAGTAGAAATAGAAGGTATTGAAGTTGAAAGCCTTTGGGAATTAAAAAATGAAAAATTGGTTCTCGTTGATGAAGATGATTACCACGGAGTGAATTTCGTAGAAGTTGGGGAACTTTTTTATGAAGTAGATCCTCCAAATCTATTACATTAATTTTTTTTTTAAGCGGGCTTAGGTCCGCTTTTTTTATGTCCTTTCGTGTGCATCCATGTTGCAGTAAAATTGCATTATGGAAGGTAAATACGACGATGTAGAACTACTTTTTATTCAAGAAGTACTCGATCAGCATGGCGAGTTTGTTTGCGATTTGCTTCGCGACGATATTCAACAGAAACGCCTTAGAGTTTCCGACGATTTGCTCGATAGCATCGACTATAAAGTGAGTAAATACGGAATAGATCCTGTATTGCTTATTAACTTTATTAGTTATGGCCGTGCCATAGAAATTGCCTGGCACCAACGTAGCAAAAACACTAAGCAGTGGGTAACCGACACTAACAAAGCAGTATGGGGCAATGCCAGCCGCCAGAAGAAAAAGAAAAATACTCGTTGGTATTCGCGCAATGTTTACGGATCTGTAAACAGATTACTATCCATCCTTTCGTCCGAATTTTCGGAAGAAGAAAAAAACCGCCTTAAAAACATCCTCCATCAAACACAAATACGCATGGCCTTATGAGTTTAAAAATTGACAGACTTCAACTCGAAATTATTATTAATAACGACCAGGCTCGTAAATCGCTTAGGCATTTGGAAGATGAAGCCAAGCAACTGAAAAAGGAAATGAAAAAGTTGCCCGAAGGCTCTGCCGAATGGGATAAACTAAACGACCGGCTTAAACAAAACAAACTTCGCCACGATAAAATAATTGAAAGCCTTGGCATAGAAAAACTTACTATAAAGGAACTTGCACAAAGGCAAAAGGAACTAAATAGGATAATGCAGAATTTAGATCCTACTACTGCTGCTTATAAAAAACTGGAAACCCAATTAGTTGCAATTAAAAACCGACAGGCACAATTGCGTGGATCTGCTACAAAAACAAATGCAAGTCTTAAAACTCTTGCAAGCAATTTCAGAAATACATTTGCCAAAATAACTGCTGGTGTATTTGCATTAACAGGTGTATTTTATGCATTTAAAGGTTGGGTGAATAAACTAGTTGGGTTTGAAGATCAGTTGTCGAACGTAATGAAAACAACCGGACTAACTCGTAATGCAGTACGCGAATTAACAAATGAATTTAAATATTTAAAAACCCGTACATCGCGCGAAGAATTGATGCTGCTGGCAGAAGAAGCCGGTAGATTGGGTAAAAAATCGAAGCAAGATGTATTGGACTTTGTTGAAGTTGCAAATCAATTAAAGACTGCATTGGGCGATGATTTGGGTGATAATGCCCAAGAAGCTGTACGCGAAGTAGGTAAACTAACTAGCATTTATAAGGTAGGTGAGAAATATGGTCTTGGATTTAAAGATTCGATGCTGAAAATAGGATCTGCCATTAACGAAGTTTCGGCAAATAGTAATGCTCAGGCTCCATATTTAATTGAAACCCTTAAGCGTATGGGTGGACTTGCCGATCAGGCTGGAATTATGGCTCAGGATATTATTGGTTATGGATCGGCTTTAGATCAGTTGGGGCAACGAACCGAAATGAGTACAACAGCCTTGAATAAGGTAATACTTAATATGTTTACTGATACCAGCACCTATGCCGAAATTGCTAAAATGGATTTAGAAGAGTTTACCAATTTGCTAAATACCGATGCCAACGAAGCATTTTTGAAAGTATTGAAAGGCTTGAATGGTAATAACGATGGCTTGACAATAATGGGCGGCAAACTTCAAGATTTAGGTTTGGATGGCTCCAGAGCAGTGCAAGTACTTGCAGCCTTGGCAGGAAACATTGATATGATAACCGATGCTCAGGATTTGGCAAACACAGCACTTATCGAAGGAACATCGTTAACAGAAGAGTACAACATTAAAAACAACAACTTTGCAGGGTCTGTTTCTAAAATGGGCATTGCCTGGGATAGATTTGTAATTTCTGTTTCTGAAAGCGATGGGCTTTTAAAATCAGGCTTCGACAGTATGTCCCGATTTATAAATTGGATTACTGAAATAACAGTTGATGACGAAAAAAACCTTGAAAAGTTCAGAAAAAATAAAAATGAGTTTTACGATATGTCGGCTGTTAATGCAATGAAACTTGCTGCTTTAGCAACTGAATTAACTAAAAAACAACACGAATTAAGAGGAAAAGATAAAGCAAGCATTGACGATTGGATAAATGTTTATTCTGAAAGATTAAAAGATTTAGAAGGAAATGATTCGAAATATGCCGATAATAAAAGACTACTGTATAACCGTCAGATTCATGATTTAAGAGGTTTTGTTTGGGAGCAAGATGAAATATTATCTGGTGATGGAGGTAAAGGTGGCAAGAAACCTGAAAAAGAAATTTCAAACCTTATAAAACTTGAGAAAGATCTTGCCGATTTAAAAACAGCTCATAAATTAATTAATGAAAATGATAAGCAAGCAATCAATGCTAGCAAAAAAACAATAACTGATTTAGAATCTCGAATCAATAAGTTATCTTACAGTTATAAAGAATTTGGCAAGGCAAAGAAAAAAGCCTTCGATCCAACAAAACTAGATTCTCCCGACACCTACGATGCCGAATATTTGCAAATGAAAGCCGATACCCTAAAGAAATATAGGGAAGAGGATATTGAAGAAATTGTTAAAAATTACGATACACAAACCAATCTTAACCAAACTGCTCATCAAAATGCATTGACGGCTTTGGGTAGCGATCAGGAAGCAAGAAAAGCACTCGATGAACAATTTAAACAGGATGAGAAACAAAGGGCTTTATTGCATCTTGAAAGTTTAACCGCACTTTTAAACGAGCAACTTGCAACTGGTGGTTTAGATAGCATGAGCATCGAACAGGCAATGCTGTCCGATGAAGAAAAGGAATCGCTAAGTTTAAAAATTGCCGATTTACAACTTCTTATTGCTACACTAAAAGCAGAAATTGCAGGCGAAGAAACTACCGATCCTGATCAAAAAGGCGCAATATCAAAATTTCTATTTGGTGCCGATTGGTCTTCAATGGAGATAGAGGATAAAATTAAAGCAGTAGGCCAATTAGCAATAAGTACTTTTTCCGATATAAATAAAATTATTTCTAATTCAGAGAATCAACAATTAGAGAATTTTAAGAAAAAAACTAACGAGAAGAAAGAAGCGCTCAACAAACAATTAAATTCTGCTGAAATTTCTTACGACCAATACACTGCCCGTACCGCTTTTCTTGATGATGAACTTGATAAAAAAAGAAGAAAGATAGAACACGATCAGGCAGTAAGAACTAAAGCAATTGGTATTATGAATGCCATTATTAATACAGCAGTTGCAATTACTTCAGTAGCGCCAGTTGTTCCACTTATGATTTTAGCAGGAGTTTTGGGAGCCATTCAAATTGGAATTATTGCTACCGAACCAGTTCCCGCTCTTGCCGAAGGTAACTACCAACAAATATTAGCCAGTGACGGTAAAAAATACCGTGCCCGCAAAACCACCAACAAACACAAAAGCGGATTATTTAATGAGCCAACTTATGTGCCTGGCTTTGGTGTTTTTGGAGAAACTGCCGATCCTGAGTTAGTTTTTAATCCTGAAGATTCGAGTAAGATTATGAACTCCCCCGCTTTAATTGATGCCATCAACGGCACCATTGGAGTAAATGCATTTGCAAACGGCAATGCCCGTGAAATAATAAAGGAGAACAGCACAGTAGAGAAAACCTTTACCGATCCTTTAATGCTTGAAATTCTGGAGAAACTTAACAATAAGTTAGATCAACCATTCAAGGGATATATTGTTCCCGATGAAGATAGTATACGAAATCTTGATAAAGTACAAACAGATTATAATGATTTTCAGAAGAGGGTAGGGTAAACCGTTTGGTTTTCACAGGTAACCCCATGGGCCCATTATGCGTATACTTGCTATCATATGCTATTAAGAACTGTTAAAAATTGCAATTTTGTAGTGCAAATATGTACATTTGATTGCAAAAAGTATACTTTTGCAGCAAAATTGTTGTAATTTAGTTGCATATTTATTACAAGACTAACCAAAATAACATTAAAGAACCTAATTATGAATTGCGCAGTCCAAGACGATATTAAGTGTGATTATAGAGCAGAGTGGTTTGATAATCATATATCTCAGTTAAGAGTTGATCAACTAAAACTCGATACTAATATGGCAGATTCAAAAGTGAAAAAAGCGTACAATGCTCTAATGTCAGATGATTTTTTTAAGTCTGCAAAATTTGCTTCTGATACTATTCATCAACATATTGCAAAAAGTATAGTTGGAGATTTTATTTATGAATTATTTGTTTCTCGTAAGGCAAACATTGTAAATATTGCTTTTGATTTATCGGGCCATGAAGTATTAGTTTGGGCTGTTGTTAAAGATGATGATGATGATGCAGAAACAGCCTTATATCTTTCTGAATCAATTACTAATGCTAAATACGAAAAACTTAATTATAATATGTCGGTTACGGCACTAGAGGAGAGTGATAATATTGAAATACCAACCCAGTATTCATTATTAACACGCGAAAAGAATGCCTGATATAAATTCGCACCTTAAACAAGCCAACGATAATTTAAAATTAATAGAACACCTTGTCCAAGAAGAGAAGTTTTGGGATTGGAAGATTACAATTATATTTTATACATGCCTTCATATTGTAAATGCTCACCTTGCCCGAATCAGTAATCTTCATTATCAAAGACATGGTCAAACACAGAATGCAATAGATCCTGCGTTTAATAAACCCACTATGATCGATCATATTACATATGATTCATATCGAAAACTAAGAAATTTTTCGAACAGAGCACGATACCTTTCTCAAGGGGATAATGGCAAAGGAAGTCCTGAATCTACTTATTATGTATATTCAAAGCATTATGGTAAGGCATTACGACATCTAAATACGGTTATTAAGTATTTTGACAATGAGTATACTGACTTTAACTTTGTTAAAATTAAGGTAAAATGTCCAGGTCTTACTAATAAGGCAGAATTCAACCATTTGGATTTGCAATAACTAATCTGTCCTTTTCCAACCCAAAAACATGCTTCATCTTTGAAGCATGAAATTAAAATCACCGGAATTCAGAATTTTATTTGGTGCCATTGGATTTATCAATGGCTTGCTTGTTTTGGATTTATCCGGACTTCCTAATTATAATCCCGACCCGACAATCGCTTCTGCTATGATTGCTTTTTCCTCTGTGCTAATGGGTGTTGGTATTATTAAGAAATTTTCTAAAAACAATCAAAACAATGAAACCAATGATTTATAACTATGTCCAACTGATTTCAGGTTTTTTCCTTGGAAGTTTTGCCTCTATTCTTAATATAAAACAGATGCTTACCGAGGAAACCTTAAACCTCTCTTTAGCAACTGTAAATGGTTTACTTGGAGTTGTAATAGGTGTACTCACCTGTATTTTTCTGTATTGGCAAATTCGTAAAATTAAACGAGATTTTAAAAGTAAGAAATCATGATCGCAAAGATTATTGAAATATCGGTTTACATGCTTCTTGTGGCATTATTTATTGCATACAGAACTGTTTTAAGCGGACAAAAAAACGGCTGTTTTTATTTTAAAGGATCTCGACAACCTTATCCAAAACTTATTCGCAGGGCAATTAAAAACATTCATTTTATAGAAACCCCTGCATGGTATATTATGTCGGCAACTGCTTTTTTCTTTGCCTTTGCTTTGCAGCGTTTTGGGAACTACACAATCGATATTTTGGATATTGCAATACAAGTAGGAATAGCACTTTTGTTTATGGCTGGCACCTACCAAATGCCATCTTATCATTTTCAACGTGGAATTACTGGAGGTACAAAAAAGGCTTACGAACTAGATAAAATCAACGAATCGGAAGTAGCAATAATGCTTTTCGGTAAAAAGATACAATTCTGGAAAGGCAGATTATTTTCCAATAAACGCAGAAAACTTGCCCAATGGCTCGGAGTTCTCGAAATACTTGCCGCAATTGCTTTGTTTGTTTGGTTTAACATTATAAAAATAGGATTATGAAACTACGCATCGACCGCCTAATTGGCAACAAAAAACTCGACATAAACAAAAAGCAAACTCTTGGAATGCTTACTGTTTACGAAAATTTGCGCGATATTTTCCAGTGCAAAACTTTAGAATTACCCTGGAAAGATAATGCCTCCAATATTTCTTGCATCCCTGCAGGAAAATACAATTGTGTAAAAAGATTTTCGAAAAAATACGGATGGCACTTTCATGTTTTGGGTGTAAAGGGAAGATCTTTTATTCTTATCCATCAAGCCAATTTTGTAAGGCAATTACGTGGTTGCATTGCTGTGGGTAAATCTCACACCGATATCGATGGCGATGGACTGAAAGACGTAACAAGCTCAAAAGATACAATGAAAAAACTTTTGGGAATACTTCCCGAAGAATTTGAACTCGAAATATTTGAACTATGAAAAAAATTAAATATCTAATTGAAATTCTTGTTGTACTATTACTATTATCACTGCTTTCGTGCGGCACAACAAAAGAAACAACTACCGAAACCACTACCGAAACTTCTAAACTAGAAGTAAAACAAGATTCTTCTTCAAAAGAGGAGAAAGAAGTTTTACAAAAAGAAGTAATTAAGTTCGTTGCCGATAGCACTTCTTTAAATCTGCTTTTCGAATGCGACAGTAATAATAATGTATTGATCCGTGAAATTGAAGAATTAGAATCAGGGAATAGAATACATCAAGATTTTAATTTCCAAAATGGAAAACTAGAAGTAACAAACAAAGTAAACGAAGACAGCATAATAGTTTATTGGAAAAATTACTATTACAAAGAATATCTAAGACAAATAGCAATTACCGCCGATTCAACATATTTCAATAAATCAACCGAAAAAACAGTAAAAACCATTCCATTTTTTATGCGAATAAAAAACTATCTAATTGGCTTTGTAATTGGTTTTATTGTCTGTTTCACAAAAAAATTCTGGCTTAAATTATTTGGAATATAATGGCTTCTTCACAAAACATAGAACTTATTAAACAGCCGCCATCGTTGGCTTTGCTGGATGAAGGACTGAACTTTGAGGTGCTTTGTACTTCGCTTTTTGGCAAAACACAGGCAAGTATTTACCTCGAATTTCCCGACTCACAAACGGTTTATTTGGATAAATCTTTTGAGATGTCGGCAATGGGTGAAATGTTTTTGTTTACGTTTAAAGAGAATCCTGATAATTCGGGTTTAAATCTTAGAACCTGGGATATTGAACAAACATTTGCCGAATTTCTTCAACAAGTGTGCGACGATATTAGTCTAAACTACATCTTTGCAAAAAATTACATTATTTGGCCGCATAACTCGGCGGGAATCGCTTTTCTGGCTTACGAAACAGGTAGCCTTTTCAGCCTAGACCTTGACAATACTGATATTACTGGCTTAACTGTTACAAATAATATTCCCGGAAACGATGGCAGTATGCCTGCCGACTACAGAATTTATTTCGCTCCGGTTTTTTATAATAATCTCCGTATTGGTGGCCAGCCAATTGGCGAGGATCTTGTGCCGCTTAACGGTAACAATATTGCTATTTCCGACCTGCAGGAATATCTAAGGCCGTTTCTTAAAAGTTCGTTCTCCTTTCCTTACAACGGTTCGCTTACTAATGTTTTAGAAGATGCTTGTAAGAAATTTTATATCCGTTTTGCGGAATTCTACAACGGACAATTTACACAATTGCAAACCACATATGACCATCCTATATGGGTGATGGCGGGTGGTCTTAAAAAAATTGACAGCGATTTTTTAAGCGACGAAAACACTGATTATTTCGCCTACATGAATAACGACAAACGTTTTCTAACTCATTCGCCGGCTACAAAAATTACAATGCCGGGAATGCCCGAACGGCTGTTTTTTATACACTCCAAAACCCTTATGCATGTTAAGGTAAAGGAGTATTACGCCACGGGCGAAGTTGTTTCTACAATAGACAGTATTTCTGAAGAAACTTATACGGTTTTTGAAATTCTATGTGGAGCTCACGAAATTTTTATTGGAAAAGATATTTCCGAATTAGTTAAATACGATGTTTGGGTAGAAGATGATAAAGAAAATATCATTTCTGAAATAAAGACTTTTATTCTCGATCATTCCGAATATCTGAATGTTCGTACAATAGTTTTTCGCAATTCCTTTAATATGTACGATATGCTGCATTGTACAGGCGATTTAAAAATTTCCGACAATGTAAAGCGTAAAGAAATTGAAGTGCTTACAGACAATGCCTTTAGACGAAGAATTTCCGAACGCGAAAATATTTCTTCCTACTCCTTAAATAGTGGCTGGCTAAAACAAAACGGAAAACAAACCCGACAATGGCTTGAAGAATTGCTTTTAAGCGATGATGTTTATTTAGCCATGGGCGATTTCCTTCTTCCAGTTATATTAAAAACTGGTAAAATACAAAGGCAAAAGGACCGCGAAAATCTTTACGGAATAGATATTTTGTTTGAACCTGATTTTAATGATTCTCGTTATTCTAATATTGTTGGAAATATTCTCAACTCGGATCCTCTGGATATTTTAACCGATAAAATTTACGATCAATATCGCACAATTGTTACCGACGATGGCGGCACTATTAACAGCGAAAGCATTTCTAAAAAGGTAATTAAACAATTATTACTTCAGTAATTGTCCTTTTTGAAACATTAGTTTGAAAATACATTTGTAAAAAAAATAATTATGGCAAAGAATTTCACAAAAGGAGGACAGATTGTTGACATGGAAGCCAACTATCCATTTGACATTACAGCCCACGACGACAACAATATTAATGTAGTTGGAGCAAAGGTGCATTGCAACCAAACAGGTAATTATAACCTGGAACTTGAAGGCTCAACAACTCCAAAAATATTTTATTTGGTGGCGGGTGTTACTTATCCGTTTAGGGTAAGAAAGGTTAAATTAACCAATACCGACAATGCCAACGGGCTAATTGGAATTACTTCTGTACACAGCGACGAAACAGAATAATGAACATACTGGCTAACATAATAGGTTGCGGTGGATTTGTAAACGAATCTCAGCAAATTACTGATGCATATTTTGCGGCTGTTGCTGCCGATGGTGGAGTAATTGGCAATAAAGGCATTAGTGGCCGTGTAATTGGTTTTCTGTACAACCAACAAATTGCCGATAATTATGCTGCGTTTCTCACCTACTCTAATTTGGTTAAAGCCGATGGCGGAGTAATTGGCAACAGCCAGATAACCCAAACAGTGTTTAACTCACTAATTAATTTGTAATATGAATTTACTAGAAAATACAAAACTACTGTGGTTTGCCGAAGCAGGAAGAAAAGAACGCGAAAGCACCATTTACAAATTTCTAACAAAGGGCCATGATGCCAGTTTTAAAAAAGTAGGCGGCGACTGGATTGCAAACGGCAACGATTTAGTGCAAACAACCGAACTCAACCAGCCTTATTTAAGAGGGAATATTGCTCCAAACGAGGTTCTTTGTGCTTATAATGGTGGTCATGAAATTAAATATTTAGAGCATTCTGAAATCTCTTTTTCAGACAGTAATGCTTGGAGTATTACTATGGCAATTCTGTGGAATGGAGGTTTAACTACAACAATACTATTACCTAATTCTACTGATGGTCTGCTGTTAAAATCAGGTAATAATTCTAATTTATATTGGAGAGAACAAGATTCTTTAAGTTACAAAAATTTACTAGATAATAGCAGTTTTATTATAGGGTCAATATCTATAATTACTCTAATCGCAAATGGTGAAGGTCAATTATCTGTATACATTAATGGGATCGTAAAAAATACGATCGCAGCAATAACTAACTCTAATTTTAGTAAGTTGTTTTTTAATAGTGCTAATTATTCTTTCTTTGGTAAATACTTCTACCACCGCATTCAATCAGGTGCAATGACAGCCGAGCAAGTAGCAGCCGAGGCCGCAATGATACGCACATGGTTGCCCGAGGTTGAAAGTGTACAAATTGGAGAGCAGGAATGGGCAACATCTAATTTAGATATTGTTTGTACACCAATGGGAACTGTAATTCCAGAAGTTACAGATAATGCAGAATGGACAGCATTAACTACTCCTGCATGGAGCTATTATAACAACGATCCGGCTAATGGTGCGATTTATGGCAAACTATATAACTGGTATGCTGTTGAGAAAATTCAGCAGGATATTGATGCTTATAATCTTGCAAATCCTACAACGCCTTGGGGTTGGAGAATTCCTAGTGAATCAGATTATAATGCCTTATTTACAGAATTGGGTGGAATGAGTATTGCCGGAGGCAAAATGAAATTATCAGGAACGGATTATTGGAATACCCCAAATACTGGGGCTGATAATACAAGTGGCTTTTCATCATTACCTTGCGGTGGGAGGTATTTTGGTGATGGTTCATTTGCATTGCTTAAATTAAGATCACTCTTTTGGGGGGTAACAAGTAACATTCCTTATGTAATAATGAATAGCGATGTTATTGTAACAACAACTGTATTATTTTGGCCCAATTCGAATAAAATTGGTGCTTCAATTCGTTTAATAAAACAATAAAACCATGCCAGAAGAAATAATTTTACCAGAAGAGCCTAGTTTCAGGCTAAAATATGCACTTTTAACAGAAGAGCAATACAACAACCTAAATACTGCCATTGGTGCAGCAAAGGGTTATTCAGCAACAAATGCAACACAGCGTTATGCTCCCGAAGAGCATATGCATGATGTAAATGATAATTGCGTTATGCCAATAACCGCAGAAGTCCAGGAACATTATCCTGAGATTATTGAAGGAATTGAACTTGTTGATAGTTACGAACCGGCCATTGAGCCAGAAATATAGGATTATGAAAAAGTATTTGATAGTTTTTGTTGCGCTCGCTTTTGTAATATCAGCGACCTACCTTATTCTTCGGGAACTAGGTATAGAAATTCCAACAGAATTAATTTTAGCATACATATCTGTTTGGTGGTGGAGACTTTCGATAACATTTATTGCAGCAGGATTGTACAATTTATGCAATGAGTTGGAAGATCACTCTGTTAGAAGTAAGTGGAAGAATCCTTTTCGCTTTTTATTTAAGAATTATACCCTCCAGTGGTTAAATCTTAATACAAGTTCTAATAATAAGTGGAAGAAAGATAAGGAAGGTAAATTAATGCCATATGTGAAAAAATGGTATCATTTCGGAGTAAAGGCCAAATATGAAGAAGCATTTGCATTTTCATCAACAATTAGAGTTTTTAAAACTGATGGTGAACATTGGTTCCAATTTTGGAAAAACATTTTTATCCTTATTGGTATTGCAGCATTTACCATTCCCGGCATGATTGCCTGGTTCATTGGCAAATCGCTTTTACAATTTATTAAAGAGAAGTTTTTGAAAAATATAGATTAAAAATGCATGCTCGAACTCGTTGCCAATGGAGTAATCCTCGATATTTCTAATGTAAGTTTTAATCTTACTTTACGTTCGCCAATTGTTGGCGGCACTGCAGGAAGTTATGTTTATGCTTTCTCTATTCCCAACACACCCACAAATGCAGCCGCTTTTGGTTTCCCGTTTCGCATAAACCGCTTAGATATTTCGTACAGCGAAAAGCCCGGGTTAATTAAGTTTAATGGCAACAAAGTAAAAGAAGGTAACTGGATTGCTAAAAAAAGTAAAGCAACTACTATACAAATAGAAATGATTGTAGGTGCCGGTCTTTTTTCTGATAAGATAAATGATATCCAATTGCCCGAAATTCTTGATAAAGAAACTTTTATTGCTACTAATATCATTGCTCATGCGAATGAACAAATACATAAATCCTACCCTGAAATAAATCATCAATTTCCATCAATTTCAAATCCCAATTTCTACGGCGAGAAAAACGAGCAATTTGGCGGAATAATCAATAATTTCGAAGATGTTTTTTTGGTAACAACAGAAAATAATAATTGTCTGGTCCCACAACTTTATTTATTGTACATAATTTCGAAGATTTACGAATATGCAGGATACACAGTAAAAGGAGATCCATTCGAGGATGAAATGTTTAAGAAAGCACTCGTTTACAATAATTTTGCATTAGACAATTTAAAAAGTACATTCTTTTATGGAAAGGTCCTCGATGAACTTATAGATTTAAACACAAACCGAGAAATTCGTTGGGATACAGACATACAAGATCCGGGCAACCATTACACCGTCGCAACTGGAAAGTACAGAGTAACATTTCAGGGAAGATATAATTTTCAATATTATTTACAACACAGGGTAGACCATTTTAACCTTACTCCCGATTTTGAATATTATTATGTGGAGATAATCTACAACGGCGTTGTTTTACACACCTTCGAGCATCCCTGTCATCCCGATGCCACAACAGTTTATGTTAGTAACCTAAATTACCAACATTTAATTGAACAAATTAATGTAAACCACGATTTACAAACTAGAATTTACTACAAAGATGTAGGTGGAAAAATCTACGATGCAAAAATAATTGAAGGCTGGACACAAATAACCAACCTCGATGCACCTGAAATTAACGAATACGAGAATAATATTTATTATCGTAATCATGTAAAAAACATGGATACCAAAGAATTTTTAAATAATTTCTTTGCCTTAGCAGAAATGCTTCCGTTTATAAACGAAAAAAGCAAAACTGTAGAATTTAAATATTTGCAAAATCTTTTAAAAGACAATACAACCGCCGATTTATCGAAAGGATTGATAAAAGAAACCTTAAAAGTAGATACAAATTCCTACCGAGGTACTACCTTTAAATTTGAGTTCGAAGGACCTGACGATTTACTAAACGACAATTTTCGCGACATACAAACCGATGGAGCTGTATTTCTTTACTCCAATCTTCCAAATCCTTCACCAGTTGGCAGCATTTATCTTGTAACAAGCCTAAAATGCTACTACAAACGTATTTTCGACGAAGAAAACCTAAAATACGACTGGCAAGCCATTGGCGACGACAGGGAAAATTATGTAGATGGGGAAGGTAAGGATCCGGTAAGCAGTAAGTTTGCGCCAATTTTAATGCGAAATATCCCATTACGCTACCAAAACCGACATATGCCAGCCATCCACGCCCCTGGCACCAGCAATGCATTTGGCATAAAAAATGATTTTCCGCTTCGAATAATGTTTTATGTAGGAATAGAAACACCTGCCGGAGACAACAACAACTACCCATTTGCAAGTACTGTTAAATACAACACCACCGGTGGTGCTTGTCTTCCAATCTCATGGGACTGGGAAGAAATAAAAAACCGCTACTGGGAAGAAATAATATCGTGGTACAAACGCCGCTTGCCCTTAGAATTTCAAAACGAAGTAAGTCCTGCATTTATCTCAAACCTGAATTTTGAGAATAAATTTGAGTTTCAGAAATCACTAATTATCCTAGAAGAAGTTTATACCAAAATTTTAAATAAAAGTTTTGGAGGTGGGAAATTTAAGGGTTGGACTAAGTAAAAATTACTCTACATTTGCACTGTCGCACTTTCCTAATAGGCAATTGATTTGCCAGTTCAATGAATCACTCTAGCGGGGTGGTACATCCTATTAGGTGTGCGACAGCGTTGGGCTGGCCTTTTTTTAAATCAATTGGATGCTGGAGTGCATTAATAAAATCCTTAGTCGACTATACAAAGAAAAATATTTTAGCAAAAGTCTAGTAATTGAGTTACTTGAGGCTGAAAAGGCTTGTGAATTTTCATCCAGCGATATCAATAAATTTATTGAATTAATCCACTTTATTTACCAAGAAACAAATGGTGAAACAATACGTTACCGGTGGGAATTTTCTAACTCCTAAATCCCTGGCATTTTCTTTTTAAAAAACTCACTTTCATATCCCGACATACTCTTTAAATATTCGTCAGTTATTTTAATATCGCTGTGCCCCATTTGCTGCTGAATGTCTTTTATTGAAGCCCCTGCCTTTATTGCTCTTACCGCTCCCGTGTGTTTCCAGCCGTAAAATTTGTAATCCTTTGGAATATTCAATTCTTTCCGGGCTTTGTCAAAATGATTCCAAAAATAATTTTTGCTAATTGGTTTCTTCCCAGGCTTACACTCAGCCGTGAACACATAATAATCTTCAGGAAATTTATTTAACTCATATTTTTCCCAGAGTAATTCAAGAAACTCGGCTGCAATTTCTACAGTTCTCGACTTCCCTCCTTTTGTAATATCAGCGAATAATGTTATTTTTCCTTCAAATAAATCTAAATGTTTTATTTGCATAAACCTCATTTCTTTCGGGCGAACAAAACAGTAATACATAAATTGGCATGCTAACCATATCTGCGGATCGTTTTTTTCAAAATATGTTTTCAAAACACTAATTACTCCCCTTTTTAATGGTCGTTGTGGAATAGTCTTTTTTGCATATTTAGGAATTTCACTCCACGGATCAGGAATAAGCGGGTGTTTTATCCTCATCAATTTCCAAACACCACGAACAGTAATTGCATAATTATTTTTCGTTGCACCTCTTAAAGGTTTTTTAGGTTTACTATCTAGATCTTTATCCGACTCCAGATAAGCAAAAAAATCATGAGCATTAATTTTTGTAAACTCAGAAACATCAATCTCATTTAGTTTATTTCTTTTTAGCCATTCGGTAAAAATCCTTAATTCACTTCTAGCATGATCGAAAGAACCCTTTGCCCAAGTGTTTTTATTTGTATCAAGATATAGTGAACACCAATAAGATATTGTTTTTTTTGTTCTTCTTAAAGGTTTTCGCTGTTTCGCGATATCAGAATAAACTAAATTGTCACTCCAAATTACCTGTTTATCTTTCCAAGGAGTCCAGCCATTATTGAGTTTTTGAGTGTACTCATCCACCAAACGCTGTGCATTAGTGCGGCATTCATCAATAGATTTACATTTGGTAAAACCCTCATAACGCCTAGTACGTTTCATTTTACCAGTAAAATCGTCAAAAATTGAAAAATAGATGAACCATCCTTTTATGGATCCGTCTGATGGTTCGTAAATCTTTGGAAGTATAATTTCTTTTCGTCTCAT